GGCGCACACGCGCGTGCGTCAAAAGTCGGGATGGTAGGATAGGTAAGATGGCAAATGTCAAGATAGGAAGCATCGGCGGGTTGTCGCTATCGCTTCCTGCCGGAAAACTACTCTGTCATGCGGGGCGTCCGTTTGTGGTTTGCGTTTCGCAAACTCCCCCATATGGGGTAACGGGTAGAATTGTGGTTGTCAATCATTTTAGCGCTTGTTGAAAAGGTGGAAAGATGGGCAGGATTCCTGAGCCGGTGGACGAGTTAATTGCGAGAGGTAGCCGAACACGGAACGCGAACCGTGACGAGGTGGTCGCGACGGGCGGACGGCCCGCGTTGCCGGTGCACCTCGCTCATCTTCCGGGGATGGTTCAGATTCATAAAGAGCTGTGCGACACAATTGAGGCGATGGGTATCCTCTCAAAGGATGATGCCCTCAGTTTGGAGAACGCGACATGCAACGTCTACAAGCTCAGGACGATGCAGCTGAAAGCGATCGGGCTTGATCCGAGTGATGCTCTGGAAGTCGAGGCGTTGATCGACAAGTACGAGCGGCGGCTGACGGCGTTCCAGGATCGTTTTGCCCTTTCGCCGGCGAGCCGGGTGAAGGTCCGCGTGGCGAAGGGGACGAAGGTCAAGTCGGCAATCGAGCGGTTTCTGACCAAGCCAACAAGCAACGGATCATCGAATGGAGATGAGTAGGCGTGCCCGTACCGAGCCATTTAATCCGAACCAAAGCAGACGAGCGGGCCGTCATGGAGGGTTGCTGGTACGACTCGAGCGCCGGGGAGCGAGTCGCGGAATTCTTCCACGACTTCTTAAGGCACTCGAAAGGGCGATGGGCTGGCAAGCCATTCGACCTGCTGCCGTGGCAACGAGACGAGATTATCGATCCGCTTTTCGGTTGGATGCGTGCGGATGGGTCGCGGAGATTCCGCCGGGCATACGTGGAAATTCCAAAGAAGAATGGCAAGTCTACTCTCGGATCAGGGCTTGGCTTGTATTTCCTTGTCGGCGACGCTGAGGCCGGGGCGGAAGTTTACAGCGCGGCCGCTTCGCGGGATCAGGCGTCGATCGTTCATAACGAAGCCATCGAAATGGTCAAGGCGTCGGCCGAGCTGCAATCTGTCCTGCGGGTGAATCGGCATACATGGACGATCCACTTCGAGCAAGGGAGCGGAATCTATCGGGCGATCGCCAGCGACGCGGACACGACCGAGGGCAAGAATATCCATGCGGTTGTGATCGACGAGTTGCACGCATGGACGCACGGTCGAACGTTCTACGAATCGCTACGCTACGGCGGCGCAGCGCGGCATCAGCCGATGATCTTTCAGATCACTACGGCGGGCGTGTTCGATGCCACGTCGATCTGCTGGGAAGAGCACTCGTACGCCGAGGGCATCATCGACGGTCACATTCCCGACACGACGGTCTTCCCGTACATCCGGGCGGCGGGGAAGGATGACGACTGGGGCAGTGAGGCGACATGGAAAAAGGCGAATCCGTCGTGGGGCGTGACAATCAAGGCCGATGAAATGCGGGAATCGTTCGAAGAAGCCCGCATAAAGCCGGGCAAAGAGAACAGTTTCAAGCGGTATCGGCTGAATGTCTGGACTCAGGCGGCCGATCGGTGGATCAGTTCTGATCACTGGGCGGCGTGTGCGGACCCGAATTGCTTGAATGGACTTGATGGCGAGCCGTGCGTCGGGGCGTTGGACCTGTCCAGTACGCGGGATTTGACCGCGTTTGTGTTGATTTTTCCTCGCAATGACGGCACTTTCATTGTCAAGCCGCACTTGTTTGCTCCAGAGGACTGCGTTACCGAGCGGTCACAAAAGGACAACGTGCCGTACAAGCTGTGGGCCGATCAAGGTATGTTGACGCTGACGCCCGGCAACGTGACCGACTACACGTTTGTCGAGGCGGCGGTAGTCGAGGCATCCAAACGGTACTCGCTCGGCGAGGTTGCATACGACAAGTGGGGCGCGGCGGATTTGGTGCTGAGATTGAAGGACAACCACGGTATCCCGGTTGTGGCGTTCGGCCAGACGATCGCCAATTTCGCCGAACCTACCAAGCGGTTCGCGGATTTGATCGCATCTCGCAAGCTGATTCACCCAGCGAATCCAGTGATGGACTGGTGTGCCGGGAATGTCGTCGTCAGCGCGGACGCCAGCGGGAACATCCGACCGGTCAAGAACAAGAGCCGGGAGAAAATCGACCCGATCGTTGCGGCAATCATGGCACTCGGTCGGATCATCGCGGACCCGGACGCGGCGACGGGCGGAAGCTCGGTATATGAAACGCGGGGGCTGTTGGAGGTATGATGCCTGTGCGAACCGTCGGTATTCAAGAGGTTGTATTCGGGATCGGAGTCGCCTGTGTATTCGGCGGAGTTGCTATGTTTTCTGTACCGTCGGCGTTTATAATACTTGGAGCGATTCTTGTCATAGTGGCATTGGCTGGAGCGGTTTACGATGGGACTACTAGCAACGATGATGGGCCGTAGCCGGGCCGCCACGAAGGTATCGCAACGGCTTAACTACGGCGGGGATTCTATCTTTGGCGAAGTCAACAGCGCGAGTGGGGAATATGTAGACGAGTCGTCGGCGCTCGGGTGCTCGGCGGTCTACGCGGCATACAACATCATTTCGTCCTCACTCATGACGCTTCCGTTTGTGTTGTACGAACGGACCGGGCCGGACTCGCGGAAGCGTGCGACCGATCATCCGGTGTACACGCTGCTTCACGACACGCCGAATCCGGAAATGACGGCGGCATCGTTCGTGCGAGTCATCTATCAGTTTGCCTTGTCATGGGGCAACGGTTACGCGGAGATTGAGTGGAATCAGGCACGCACGCGACCGCTGGCATTGTGGCCGATCAGTAGCGATCGGGTGACGCCGAAGCGGCTGAAAGACACCGGCGAGCTAGTGTACAACGTGCGGAACGCCAACGGAAACGATGCGACGGTCGCAGCGCAGGACATGATCCACGTTTCAGGCATGGGATGGGATGGCATTCAAGGGTACTCCGTCGTCGGCTACGCACGGAACACGATCGGCCTGAACATCGCGGCTGAGAAGTTCGGGGCGACGTTCTTTGGCAACGGTGCGAAGCCGGGCGGCGTGCTGGAGCATCCGGCGAAGTTGACAGAGGACGCACACAAGAGAATTCGCGACTCATGGAACAAGATCCATCAGGGCGCGGAAAAGGCTAACAAGGTCACGATTCTCGAAGATGGGATGAAGTATCACCCGCTGACGATGCCGCCAGAGGATGCCCAATTCCTCGAGACGCGGCGATTCGGAATCGAGGAAGTCTGCCGCTGGTTCAATCTTCCGCCCCACAAGTTGCGTGACCTGACGCGGGCGACGTTCTCGAATATCGAGCATCAGGCATTAGAGTATGTCTCCGATACGCTGATGCCATGGATGGTAGCGGGCGAGCAGGAGTTCGCTAGGAAGTTGCTAACTCCAGATGAACGCAAGAAATACTATGCGAAGTTCAATGCGAATGGCTTACTTCGCGGAGACATTCAAGCTCGATTCAATGCGTATGCGGTCGGGCTGCTGAATGGATTCCTGAATCCGGACGATTGCCGGCGCCTCGAAGACATGGACCCGCTGCCGAACGGTGCGGGCAAAGTGTTCATCCGCCCGACGAACGCGGCTCCGGCTGAGGCGTTCATGAATGGCGTCGCTGTGTCGGGAAATACGACGACGCCAGCTCCAGCTGAGGACGATCCGGCTGACGTTGCCGAAGATGATGCGACTGATTCAACTGATTCGCTTGCGGCGATGGTGCCGGCGCTCGCGGACCCGATCGAACGGATGGACCGCAAGGCCAAAAACCATGTCGAACGTGCGAAGTCGAAGCCGAAAACCGAGTATGTGGCGAAGATCGCCGCGTTTTTCGATGAGCACAAACGCGACACACTTGCCGCAGTTGTGCCGGTTTTGGAGTCGGCACGGGCGTTATCGCGTTGTCGCGATGAGTCGGCGTGGCATGAAACCTCGAAACGGATCGTCAATGAGCACGTTTCCGCGTGCCATGCGGCGAATATTGACGGCGGCGACGGCGTAGAATGGCCGAATCCAACGAATACGGCGGCCGCATGGCTCGCAGAACTCGCAAAGGTGTGAAATGCATAATTATTCAATGAGGATCATGACTGTTCCGATGGCGATTCTCCCAAGTGCTGTTCCCGAATTTTTGCAATGTGCTCGGCGAATCGTCTGCGGGCCGCAACCGGTCGCGGCGGCTGGGCCTCGCGTTCCGCAATCTAGGGGCCGTGTCGCGTTGCTGAACGTGTTTGGCGTGCTGGAGTCGCGTTCAAGTTGGCTCACCGAATTTTTCGGTGGCACGTCGTACGAGCAGATTGGGTCGTGGATCGATAAAGCGATGGCCGATGCGTCCATCGGGTCGATCGTCATGAATATCGACTCGCCGGGCGGCACGGTCGCGGGGCTGCAAGAGGTCGCGGACAAGGTGACGGCGGCGTCAAAGACAAAGCCGGTCTATGCGATCGCGAACGGGCAGGCAGCGTCGGCGGCGTACTGGCTCGGGTCATCGGCGAGTGCGTTCTACGCTTCGCCGACGGCTGAAGTCGGGTCGATCGGCGTGCTGCTCGCGCACGCGGACTACTCCAAAGCGCTCGAGAATGACGGCGTCAAGGTGACGTATGTCCATGCCGGCAAGTACAAGGTCGAGGGCAACGCGACGCAACCGCTGGATACCGAGGCCCAGGCGGAAATGCAGCGGCAGGTGGACCACTACTATGGGATGTTCGTGGGTCACGTTGCCAAGTCGCGGGGCGTTTCGAAGTCCAAAGTCGAGAGCGATTTCGGGCAGGGCCGGATGATCGAGTCCGATCGGGCGGCGTCGCTTGGCATGATCGACGGAGTGCGAACTCTGGACAACGTGCTGTCGTCGCTGGTCGGTGCGGCCGATGGCAAGAAAACGACCGCGATGGGTGTTATGGAGAAAATGCAAGCCCTGCGCGAAAAGGGGTTGACATCGCCAACCGGCAAACGATAATCTAGAGCAACAACTGAAGCTGATAGCGTTCGCGTGCCTTTGCAAGCGGGCGGCTGGTCGGCGAGACAGTAGACGACCCGCCGTAGCGGATTATCGACCTGTCCAACAAGTGCGGTATTTAGCATTTGTCGGAGCGAGTGTCCGCTATTTCCATTTTGCGACCTTTTGCCTCCGGCAAGAGGACAACAAAATGGCTCTACAGGATCAACTGAAAACCGCGATTGATGAGCGGAATCGGCTTATCGCCGAGTCGCGGTCAATTCTCGAAGCGGCAAAGGCCGCCGGGCGGGACACGTCCGCGGAAGAGAACCAGAAATGGGACACGATCAACGCGGCGATCGATGCGAAGGATGCGACCGTCCAGCGGTTGGCGTCGCAGATCGACCGCGAAGCGAAGCTCGGCGAGAGTGCTGGGCGTCAAGCTGAGGCGACGATCACAACGTCGCCGAGCGGGGTGCATCGACCGGAGCGAGCGGACGCTGAGGCGGCCGAGTTCCCGATTGGCCGTGGTCGCACGTTCAACGTGCAGCCGGGTACACAGCTCGCCGAGCGATCAACGAAGGCGTACCGCAACAGCTTCGGCAACTACATCGGACAGGGCCAGGTTTCCGCTGGCTTGCTCACGTCGTCTGACGCGAAGGGCGGCTATCTCGCGCCTACGCAGCTCTCGACGAACCTGATCAAGTTCCTCGACAACGCGGTTTTCATGCGACAGATTTCGACCGTCGAAACGCTGACGCAGGCGGTTTCGCTCGGCGTTCCAAGCTGGGATGCAGATCCCGGCGACGCGGATTGGACGGCCGAAGTTCCGGCGTCTGACATTTCCGAGGACAACACGGCATCAGTCGGCAAGCGCGAGTTAACTCCGCACTTGCTCACGAAGCTGGTCAAGATTTCACAGAAGCTGGTTCGCTCGTCTGTCATCGGGATCGAAGAGCTCGTCACACAGCGGCTTGGCTACAAGTTCGCGATCACCGAAGAGAACAAGTTCTTGAACGGTACAGGCAGTTCGCTTGAACCGCTGGGCGTGTTCACCGCATCGGCGAACGGCATTTCGACGGGGCGGGATGTGACGGCGAGCGCAACGACTTCGTTCAACGCGGACGACCTGCACAACGTCATCTACAACTGCAAGCAGGCGTACCAGGGTACTGGTGTTTGGATCATGCACCGCGACTCTGTGAAGATGGCTCGCAAGCTGAAGGACGGACAGGGTCAGTATCTCTGGCAGCCAGGGCTTCAGAATGGCGAGCCGAATATGTTGCTTGGCCGCCCGCTGTACATGAGCGAGTACGCGCCGAACACGTTCACGACCGGCTTGTACCTCGCCGTCTTCGGCGACTTCAAGATCGGGTACATGATCGTGGATTCGCTCCAGCTGGAGATCCAGCGGCTCGGCGAGCTGTTCTCGCTCAAGAATCAGATCGGCCTTTTGGGTCGGAAGGAAACAGACGGAATGCCGGTACTCGAAGAGGCGTTCTCGCGTCTCAAGCTTGCCTAATCAAGGCAGAGGAGTTTGTTCATGGGTGCTCAGGATCTTCATAACAATATCTACTGCAGCCGTGGCCTTGCGCCGGTTGCTGCAACGACAGACAACACTGCGTACGTTTCGCAGATCATCGATACCTCTGGCTTCGAGGCAACGGAATTCATCGGCATCACCGGCTCAATCGCCGATGCCGACGTGACTTTCACCGTGCTTGTCGAGGACGGAGCGGCGTCGAACCTGTCCGACAACGCGGCAGTCGATGATGCGTACTTGCTTGGCGTCGAAGCTGGCACGGTGACATCCGGTGCGGCAGCAAGCGGTGCTGCGCCGGGCTTCGCGGACGACAACAAGACGTTCAAGATTGGCTATCGCGGCCCGAAGCGTTACGTGCGCGTGACCATCACGCCGGCGGCAAACTCTGGCAACATCTACCTTGCTGGCGTTTGGGTTCAGTCCGGTGGTCGCCTCCGTCCGCATACGACGCAGGTTCGCTAAACAATGACACGGGGCGGCTCGGCAACGGGCCGCCCTTGTTTGGAGTGTTTTTATGGCCGCTGACAACAGTTATCCGAATTCAGTACAGATTCGGCAGGACGGTAATCTGTACGTCCCGACCGGCAAGGTGATTTACACCGAATCCGGATCGTCGATGGACGTGCAGTCCGGCGCGAGTTTGAAAATCAACGCAGTCGCAATCCCTCACGCGGTGACGATCGGTACGCCGGTTGCGGCATCCGCGAACGTGACCGAAATGGCGATCACGGTTGTCGATGGCGCTGGTACGGCAATCGCGGGCGTGTTCAATCTCGACGTGTGGCTTTCGGACTCGGCCGACGGAGCTGGCTTGACGGCAACGACGGCATCGGGTGCGGTCGCTGTCAAGACTTCGAGCGGTGTCGATTTAAGCGTAATGGTTGCCAAGAAAGCAACCAGAGTCCAAACGCTCGCGACTGGTATCTACACGCTTTCGATCACCGATACCGCAAAGACGGCGTTCAAGGTCTGTGCTCAGTGCGGTGTCGCGAAGGCAACGCCGCGAACCTTGTCGACACTCGACTACGGTTAATCTCTTGGGTGTTGGCGTGGGCAGGCGCGGCAGTCTCCGCCGCGCTTGCCCGACTTTTGCGAGACAGCATGACGCCTCCGTTTCTCGTTACTGCGCCAGCGTCCGAGCCGATTACAACGGCACAGGCGAAGACGCATCTACGAGTCAACAACTCCGACGACGACACGCTCATTGATCTGATGATTACACGAGCGCGTACAGCGGTCGAGGAGTACACGCGGCGGCAACTGCTGACCGCGACCTATAAGGTGTTCTTGGATGGTTGGCCGGATGTCATCAAATTACCGAGGCCGCCACTGCAAAGCGTGACGCATATCAAGTACTACGATGCGTCAACGAACACGCTGACAACGTGGTCATCTGTGAACTACCAGGTTGACATCTACTCATATCCGGCTCGGATTGTTCCAGTCCAGGGCGTGTCGTGGCCGTCGCTCTATTCGCGATTGAATCCGATCGAGATTCAGTTTGTGTGCGGGCATGTGAATACTGGTGCTGACCTCGTTCCGCCGCAGGCAACGCTGGCGATGATGCAACTGCTATCGCACTGGTATGAGATTCGCGAGGCCACGATTTCGGGAACGATCATTGCGGACGTTCCGATGGCTGTGCAGATGCTCATGGATCAGATCCGGATTCTGGAGTTGCGATGAGGCCGCTGCGATCTGGCGAGTACAGACATCGCGTCCAGTACGAGACGCGGGCGACTTCGCACAATGCGGGCGGCGAGCTGGTTACTACATGGACGGCGACGGCTGGCAATATCTTGTGGGCAGCGGTGGAGCCGCAGTATGGATCGGAACAAGAGCAGGCGAGCAGTACGCAATCATCGACGACGTACATCGTGCGGTTTCGGTACCGCGATGCGAACGTAGTCCCGCATGGCCGATTCACCTGGAACGGTATGACGTTCAATATCCTGTCGGTTGTCAACACCGAGGGGCGGAATCGCGAAACGATTTGTATGTGTGAGGTGGCAAGCGATGCCGTCAGTATTTAGCATCGGCATTGAGATTCGAGGACTCAAAGAACTCGAAGACAAGCTGCGCGCACTTCCCGACAAGCTGCAACGCAAGACCTACCGCCAGGCAATGACTAAGGCACTGACGCCACTGGTTCGGCTGATGAAGCAATATGCACCAGTGCGGACCGGGGCGCTTCGCAAGTCGATCTCGAAGAACGTCAAGCTCATGGGCAGTCAGGGGCGGATCGTCGGCATGGCCGGCCCGGCACGCGGGAAGAAGATCGGTGGACTGAGGCCGTCTCGGTACGCTCACTTGGTCGAGTTTGGCATCGCGCCGCATTGGCAACCAAAGCTCAAAAAGATGCACCCCGGAACTGTGCCAAAGCCGTTCATTCGGCGTGCGTACCAGGAGGCCGGTCCGGATATGCAGAGGATTTTTGTAGACTATGTGCGGGCGAAACTGGACTTGATCGCGGGTGGTAAATGACGCCCGATGCTGCGGTATATACCATGCTGTCCGGTGCGTCCGGCGTTACCGATCTGGTAAGTACGCGGATCTGGGTTGGTCCTGCTCCGCAAGTAAGCTCGATGCCGTACATTTCGATCTATGACATCGCGGGCGAGCACATCAACGACTTGGTAGGCGGCGGGAATCTCCGCAAGGGGCGCGTGCAAATCGATTGCTACGGCACTACGAAAGCATCGGCGAACGCGGTTGCTGTCGCGGCACGAGCGGCAACGAACGGGATCACGGGTACATACAACTCAATGACGATCTCGGGAACGTGGATCGAATCGGATAACTCCGAATTCATTAGCCCGGCTTCCGGCACGGAAACCGGAATCCATAGGGTTTCGTTTGACTTGGGAATCTGGTCCCGTCCTGACGGGACGTAATGAGGTGATATATGGCTGCTTCTGCTGCGATGCCGGGATACGGCGCAACACTCAAGTATGACACGGCTGGCAAGGGCGGCACGTTCGCATCGTCGGCGATCGCTGACATCAAGTCGATCGGGCTACCTGGCTTCACGTCCGGCGCGATCGATGTAACACACCTGTCGTCCGACAACGCCTACAAAGAGTACATCGCCTCTGGCGTGGTGGATGCTGGCGAGATTGCATTGACTTGCAACTTCCTCCCGGGCACTCACAAGACCGCGTTCATCGACGTGATGTCCTCGCGCAAGGGCTGGAAGATTACGTGGACAGACACAGCCGGCAGCGGCGGCGATACGTGGTTCTTCGATGGCATCGTGACGCGGTTTCAGGTGACTGAGACAGGCGTCGATGATGCGTTCACGGCGCAGGTGTCAATCAAGATTTCGGGCATTCCGACATTCACGACGGTTTAACGGAGGCGTTTGTGGCGACACTGACAAGAGATAGTGTACTAGCGGCGAGCGATGGCAAGTGCGAAGTGGTCGATACGCCCGAATGGGGCGGATCGGTCGCGGTTCGCAGCATGACTGCGGGCGAGCGAGACAAGTTTGACTCGCTGGTGTCGTCAACAAAGGGCATCGGATTTTCGGGCGTTCGCGTCTGGACTGTTCTGACGTGCTGCGTGGATGACTCCGGCGTGAAGCTGTTCAAGCCAGAGGACGAAGCGGCGTTGCGGTTGAAGTCGGCGGCCGTAGTCGAACGGCTATTCGATGCGGCGCTTCGTGTCTCTGGCATTGTTGACGCGGAGAAGCTCGAAAAAAACTGAGTGAGCGACCGGTGCGGCGGTTCATGTTCCGCCTCGCCTTGTCGCTCGGAATGACGGTCGCTGAGTTGTCGGAGCGGATGGACTCGCGGGAGCTGTCCGAATGGATGGCATACAACAACCTGGAGCCATTCGGAGAAGAACGGGCCGACGCGAGGTCTGGCATTGTGGCCGCAACGATCGCCAATGTTCATCGTGGCAAGAACACGCGACCCTATGAGCCGAAGGACTTTATGCCGAAGTTCGGGCCAGCGAAGGAACAGACACCAGACGAAATGAAGTCAATGGCCAAGCTGATAACGTCCATGTACGAGGCCAAGGCCGCAACGAGTAAATAATGCCAGCGATCAGTACGCTACAGGTAGTCCTCGAAGCCAAGACAAAGCCATTCGAAGATTCCATGCGCCGCGCGGCTGGTTTCACAAAAGGACTGAAGCAAACATTCGGCGAGGGGTCTGGTTTTGGTTTACTTGGCAAGGGACTGATGGGGGCTGGCGTGATTGCTGGCCTGACGTCAGTGTCGCGGGCATTCAAAGACATCACTGGAAACCTTGTCGAGATCAATACAGCTCTGTCGTCTGGCAGCATTACGATAGATGAATGGGAAAACAAGCTCTTGCGATTGATTCCCGTTCTCGGAAACATTCTCGACGGGCTGGACAATATCGCTGATCTTCAGATCGGCAAATCAGCAACGATCGCAGGAAACACGCAACGCGATAGCGCACTTGAAATGCGAACCAAGGCGCGGCGGGAATTGCTGGACAGTACGGATACAAGTGCTCTCGGCGCAAAGCTCCGAAAGATCAACGACGACTTCAACGAAATCGCCGGCAAGATCAATGAGGGTATGGGCAGTGCTTCTACAAATCAGGAGGCATTCCATAACTTCGTTGAAGCTCTGAATATCCATCGGCAGATTCGGGACACGCGGATTGCGGCCGCCGAGGCAGAAGAAAAAACGCGACTACGGCAGGCGGGATTGATCCGCGACCAAGAGCACGCGACCAAGGTCTACGAAGACGCATTCGCGAAGTTCGAACCGATCGCTTCATCGGTCCGCGATTCATTGGTGAGCGGATCGGAGAAGTTTAAAAACAACATGCGGGACGCGGCGGACGCGGCAGCAAAAGGATTCCTGACGGCAACGGAACTCCAGCAGTTTCTCTTACAAAACGATCCGCTGAAAAATGCGATGGCTCGGCAACTAGAGGAGATGGATTCGCGGGCCGCACAAATCCGCGATTCCGTCATGACTCCACAGGAATCGATGCGGGCATCGGCCGAGGAGATCGATCGGCTGTTCAAAAACCGACTGTTGACCGCAACGCAAGCGGCAGCGGCGATCCGGCAATTGAGCGGCGGCACCTCGATCGACCTCGCCGGCTCGGCACTTCGTGGCTCGCAAGAGGCGGCGGGCATCATGAGCGGTAGCCGTGCGAACGAAATGCAGCTTGACCTGCAACGCCAGCAGACGATGCAGCTTGGTCAGATGCTTGGCCTGAGTCGCGACATTCTCGACGAGTTGCAAAAGTGGAACGCCGCAAAGGTGATTGAATAGTGGCTACTGTCGCTCGTCATTATGTCGGCACGGAAGGACGCTTCGAGTTCGAAACGTCTGAGTATACGCATGTCTACAGCGTGCAATTCGAGACGAAGCCGACTGACGCATCAGAGGCCGCTGTCCAAGCCGGGATTCCGCGTGTCGGCGACGAGCATCCGCTCGATGGCAGTTCGTTTGTCACGAGGGTGACGCCGCGAGTCTCGGCGGAATCGCCGTATGTGTACTTCGTCGAGGTGGTCTACTCTAACGAAGTCGGCGGGACGATCGGCCAGGATAGCGACCCGTTGAAGGATCTGCCCGAAGTTCAGGTGTTCACGTCCGAAGAACTGGAATACGTGACGCAGGATCTGGACGGCGTGGCTCTCATAAACTCGGCGGGCGTTCCGTTCGATCCGTTGCCGATTCGACGGGCGTTGTTCGGCGTTCGCGTGACTCGCAACGTCGCGAGCGTGAATGTAATCAATCGGCAGCAGTACTTGTATGCACGCAATACCAAAGAGTTCAACGGTATCCCGCCGTTAAAGTGCTTGTGTACCGGGTTCTCGGCAAACAAAACCGCGCGGAACGGGACCGAGTACTGGGAAGAGTCATTCGAATTCACAATCAAAACATGGGGGCAGGGATTCAAAACGCAGGTGCTCGACTCCGGGCATCAGTCGATCAAGGTTCAGAACGGCAAATCGATTCTGTACGAGAACAAGGACGCGAACGGTAACACGTTCTCGCGTCCGCAGTTGCTGGATGGCACTGGCAAGATTCTGTCATCAGGCGGTACGCCGGTGTATATCCCGTTCCGCACGATCCCTGATGCCGATTTCAACAACATCACACCGAAGGTGGTGTTCTAATGGCTGCACGGTTTAGCGAGCAATTCGGCCAGCGGATCAAGCGAGTCGTGGAGGGCGTGGAGCATGGCGAGATCGTGACGCCGGCGGCATCGCAAGTCGCGGTCGTGCATGATGGCTCCGGCGGCGTAATCCAGCCGCGGGCATCGGTGACGGGGCGTACAAGCGATGATCTGCGGTTCCTCGCGAAGCTGCTCGATTCGCACGGTGTGCCATTGAAAGACGACAACGGGGCGGACTTGCCGGCGGTGGAGGTTTGGGTGGATACGTGGCCGCCGGGCACGCCGATCGGTGATTGCCTCCAGCAGTACGAAATCGGCCACGAGATTCCGGTGCGGTATCATTTGCGATATGACGACGCCAGCAAGTCGGACGTTCTGCGGCCATACATCGACACGATCCTGCTCGCCGGTTGCACGGAGTAACTTGTGGCGGCTCGGAAGATCAGAACGTGTACCGACGGCGACGGGCGAAAACGTGTCGTGCGGTATGCCGACGATCCGCAGCGGGTGCAGCTTTGCGCTGAGGTCTGCGGGTTCCTTCCGAAGTCGTCGGCAACATTGCATGACGACGCCGAGTGCGGCGGGTTCGATGAAACGGAACGATTCGAATATCCCGATATCCGGTTCGTCGATCCGTGGCGGGGCGTGTTTGTGGAATGGGATGGGGAGGGACAAGGTACGCTACGGGCGGTTCGCTTGGGATCGTCAAGTACATGGAGCTGTGGCTTCGGCCCGAGCGGCAGCAACGTAATCCGTGATGCACCGCCGTGCTATTCGTATCGCAACCACAACACCGCAGTTTCGAACTTCACCGCCTCGCCAAAGAAGCCAGAAGACGGAATCGCAATCGAGATCGAACATTTTGTCGCTGGTTCGGTTCGTACGCTCGATTGCGTTCAACTCGGATCGATTGAGGGTATCTATTCGCGGATGGTCGGCCGTATCGTCAATGTGCTACCGACCGGGGCTTGCGATGAGACTCACCGCAATTCTGGAGCGGGCTTGCAATTTCCAGTTTATCGCGGCGATTCCAAAGCGATCGCAGTCACACTATCCGGCATGGCTGGTTGTGGTTGCTCATTGACGAGCTATTCGTGGAAGCTCGAAGCGGGCGGGGGAGGTCGTTGGTTGATTGATAAAGTCGGAAATCCATTCAACGCGAAGGACGACTGTACGCAGCGTGATATTTCGGGGCGATATGTGCTGGCGAAAAACGGAACTGGCGAACGGCTCGTGGTGCTGCGGTTTAATTCGTTTGATCACGGATGGCAGCAGGGCGACACTAAAGGCAACGCCGAATCGACGATCGTAATCGAGGACATCGAATGAGCTGTTGCCACGGCCAATCGGTGTACACGAAGCCGCTACGCCCGAACGTCGCCCGCGAACTCGCCGCGTGCGATGCGTGCAACCGGTCGGTGCTTGGTCCGCATGATACGATCATCGGGTGTCGGGACTTGGTGGTATTCGGCAAGGCGTGGTGTCCGCGCAAGTGGCGCGAGCAGTTGACAACCACAGGCGGGCATTGCCCGAAAGGCAGGTGGTAAATGCCAGCGGTTACAGGAACATGTCAAGTCGAGCAGACCGAGTACATGGGCGAACCGGCGATTCGGTTCCGATGGACCTGCACGGCGGGCGGTGCGTGTCAGTATAATGTGGAGTTCCCGGTACAAGGCACGCTATCACGACTGATTACGCGACCGATCGACGGGCCGACGGATAACTACGGAATCACGATCACGACGCCGGACGGTCTGGACATCTTGCAAGGCAAAGGACTCGCCCGCGACACGGCGAATACAGAAACAGTGTCGCTACGGTTTGACTCCGATCCGAAGACCGGATTTGTAGTCAGTGACTACGTTCAGTTTGCAGTAGCATCGGCTGGAACATCAAAGAGCGGACTCGCTATACTTACTTTTGAGAGGTGATTCATGGCAATTACATACCGACTTGCTGGGTCCGCTGACTGGACGAATACAACGTATTGGTCTGGCGCGGCCGCTCCGGTTGCGACGAATGACGTTCAGGTCGATGCCGGAGCGGACATCATCATCACGAACCTGCCGGGCGTTGGTTCGGGCGTGAACTACAACAGCATCATTATCGGCCCGAATTTTACTGGCAAGCTCGGGTCGTCATCGGCACGATTGAACATCGGCACGGTCGGGACGATCCTTTTCGAGGGCACGCGGTGCGGCGAGTGCTGGATCGGCATCGATACAACTGACATCGTGACAAATCTCGTCATCAAGGGATCGACCAACGGCAACGATGCGTTCGTTTTGTATACATCGCTCGGCACGACGACGAACTTCCGGCACCTCGGGCCTGGGCACGCTCGTATCGCTGGTAGCACGATCGTCACAAATCTTCGCGTGTCGCATCCGAACGCATCGTTGACGATCGACTCGGCGGCGTCGGTGACGACGGCATGGGCGAATGCCGGCGTTGTGAATTGCGAGGCGGCCGTTACGACGATCAACCTGAACGGCGGCACGTGGAATCATGACGGAACGGCGACATATAACGTCACGACACTGAACGTGAGCGGTGGTCGGTTCAATTTCTCCGCGAACGATACGGCGGCAACACCGACAATTTCGACACTAAACATCGACGGCGGCACGGTGGATCTGAACTTTGGAAATCAGTACGCCCGCACGGTCACGACGCTGAATGGTGGCGGCGGCAAGCTGTTCAACCGCTGGACATCGCCGCTGCTCACGGTCGGAACGTCAAATATCTGGGCTACGGAAATCGTGTCGTAGCTATTTGTGGTCGGTGCGGATGCTCGCAAATACGAGGGCCACGATCCAGAGGACCGGGCAAATGAGCGAGATCGCGCAAAGCGTTGTCACGGTTCGCTTGTGTGGCGAGTCGTGCGGCGTGCAAGCTACCGGCAGAAAGATGATGCCGAAGTATGCGACCACGATCCCGATAACGACGGCGGCTGTTGTAAGTTCGGTTGCGTCCATGGCACAATCATGATGGCACGATGCGGCGTCTCGCAAGTGGAATTTCGAAGGCGGATTATATGAGATACCTTTGGATCGAACACAGCTCGGGTGACTTGCCCGCGTGGGTGCCGGGTGCGTTGGACCGGTGCGATGGATTGGGGTTCTCGCCGATCTACACCGTGCCACCGGATCGATCCTACAACGCGATCTATGACACGCTCTCGGAGGGCGTGATTGCCGGCTACAAGATCAACAACGCGATGGGGCACAGCGGCGCAGCATATGACCTCGCGGGCTGGCAACGCATCGCGGACGTGGTCGCGGACTATCGCCGGCGACAGCTCGGCTGGTTCGCTCGTTGGTTGCCGTTCTTGTCGAGCACTCCAAAGCCGGTCGTGCTGCTGGAAGGTGAGACGTTGTGGGAGACGTTCCTCGAAGCACACAGGGGCAGCCAAGTAGGTCCAGACTACGCCGAGCTTGACCGCTGTTTTGCGTTGCTGCCGTCAAACGTGCAATACTGGTTCTACCCAATTGCAAAGACGAACGCCGAGTCATTCCTGCGGTTGCGTGGCATCGCTCAGACGTTTCAAGATCGCTTTCCTGATACGCGGTTCATCACGGCCGAGGACCACATGCCGAGGCCGTGTTCGATGTTCGATTCGGCGGCGCGGTACACGGAGCAGTTCCTCGTTTCGAGGGTGCCTCATCGCCCGCTGCATATGAGGTATGTGGACGAAGTGTGGCCGGGCAAGGGCTGGCGACGAACAGTGGTTTCGGCACACTGCGACCACAATACGATTCTGTACGCCGGGTCTGGGGAGGCCGACACGATGGCGATGTTGCAGCAGTTGGAGTCGGAAGCGCCGCTGTAATCGCACTATTCACGTCCGATCAAATCCGCCCGGAAAATTATAATTCACCCCGCTTGCGTATTCTATCCGATACGCTATATTGCGTAGCGTGTAGGTTGAAACGTCAAAGGAGAAATCATGAACGCGACCATTCCGCAAATCGACAAGCAGCAACTCGGCGATTTCCTTCGAACGATGAACGCGATGAACTGGGGAATGTGGGGCAGTCCCGACAACTGGCCGGCGTTCGGTGACGTGGCGTACACGCTGAATCAGTACGAGGGGCCAACGACCGTTATTCATTTCAACGAGATCGTTCAAGTCGGTGACAAAATCGGAAAGAACTTCGGTGTGGGCAAGGCCCGCAAGTGCGGTATCAAAGGACTGCAAACGGTGTAGGGGTGCGTCATGGCGTGCATCACTCTCATTGTTTGGGCGGTCTTCTTCGCGACCGCCGTTTCGCTCATCTTCATTCAAGCCGCAGGAGACAATAATGGACCGCGACCGGATTGAAAAGCAGACCCTAGCCGCCGTGCTTGTGTGCATCGGTGCGGCCGGTTCGATTGCCCTGATCGTTTGGGCGTCAGTGCATTCATTCATCACAAAGGAGTGGCCGCAATGGACGTGGTAACTGATTCAGTTTTGGACAAGCTCCCGCCGATCATGAAAGCGTTGTCCGACGATGATACGTTCTGCCGCTACGAATTTCACAAGCCGCATCGGGCAGGCGAGTATGTGTATGCTTGCGACCGATTCGCGTTGGTTCGCTGGGCGAATGCTGATGTCGAGATTCCGTCGGCAAAGTGGCCGAACATCGCGAAGGACGTGGGGGACTGGATGGCGTATCCGCGTCGCGCCGAGCCGATCGTCTGCCCGGATGCGGAAGTGACTGAGACGACGTGCGACGAGTGCAACGGAACCGGCGAGCGTAAGTGTGGCGAATGCGGCCAGGATTGCGACTGCGACGATTGCGACAATGGCAAGGTCGAGTGCGATTGTGACGGCGGCACAAAATCCAACGGCCACAAACCGATTGAAATCACGCCGGGCATCTGGATGCAGCGACGGTACGCCAAAGCCCTGCACTCGATCAATGCTCGCGTTTGGGTGAATGACAACAGGTGTTCGCATTACTTCAAAGGCGACAACGGACTTGACGGCTTCGTCATGTGGCACGAGTGACCGACCGATGCAGACTGATACCGCGAATATCGCGAAGAATGAAACGCTGAATGATGTGCTCGCTCGTGCGGTCGATGATGGCATCGGGTCGAAAGGACTCGGCTACATCCGTGAGGCGTTCTGCTGGGGCATGATTGAAGGCATCGACCGAGCCGTGGCGATTCGTCGCGAGGTCGAGGCGGAACATCAGGTCGTCGAATTGAAATGTGATGCTCGGGTAGCTCAAGTAGAGCCAAGCTCGCCCTTGCTTCGGACGGGCGCAGTCTGATGTCGGTTCGAATCCGGCCCCGAGCGATAAGGAGACAGTGATGAGCGATGCAGTGAATGATGGTGGACCGGGAAAGGAATCGCAGTGTCGTCAATGGATACTGGGTATGTGTTAATTGCCGCCGGGAACACCCGGATCATCTGCCCAATTGCGCACTTGCCGCCCTACTCAAGGAGGCCGCCGAATGACCCGCCGCCTAATGGTCTGTTGGGACGAAATCGACGTGGCGTATCCGAGCGGAGATCGCAGCGTTTTGCGTACCGACTTCCGCTTGATTGACGAACGAAAAACCGTCTCAGACCTGATTGATACCTTGAATAACGTCAAGGCGCAACACCGAACGAACTTCCGGATTGCTGGCATCGACATCGTGGAGGATAAGCAATGACCCGCCCACCGCCGCCCGATCCGTATGAGACGTGGCTGGACTATCTTCTCATCGACCCATACCGCAACGGGTACAAGCCGAGTGTTAACTACGCCGCCGCCGAACTCGCCGAACTGCGGGCTGAGAACGAACGGCTGAAGAGGGAGTGCGGGCTACTTCGCGGCCTGAATAACGACCTGATAGCCAGACGAGCTGTACAGACCTTCGCAACGAACGATACGACCGGACGCAATCCCTGCGACCCAGCCGACGAATACCTGCGGAATGCGAGGAAAGCATGAGCGAGAAAATCACCTATGAGTGGCTGCGGTCGCGTGGGTTCCGTGTCGAGATTCCAGTCGTGTACGTGCCTCATATGGCAATCGAACTCGACATGCGAACCGAAACGCTGCTTGAGCTTGCGCCGCACAATTTTCCGAACTCGCCAAACTGGTACTGCTGGTTCCGAAACGACATGGCACATCGTCGCTCACGGTTCAACTGGGTTCGGACGATCAGTTACACGTCGCAGGTCGAGAACCTGTACCGAGCAATCACCGACCACGACCTTGTAGTCGTCGCCAGAACAGAACAGCAGATCAACGAATTGCAGACCATCCTTGAACGCGAGTGGCGTGAAGCATTAGATCGGTGGCATCGACAAGACAAAGAACGCGAACACTTACTGATGAGGGCAATATGAGCAAGGAGCCGAACGTGGCGAGTGACCTGAACCTCGACGCCATCGAACAGCGGGCGAAACGTATGTGGACGCTACTTCCGAACATCAAGTCCGGTGGCCTCTCAGCGACAAGTGGGTTGCAATCAAGTCGGCCCTCGCCGCATACAAGGAGGGTAAGAAATGACCGACATACGACCCGGACACGACTACTGGGTGAAGCATATGGACGGGTCTACATGCTTCTTGTGTCGGGTGACATGGATACGACCTGAAACGGTTTGCGTGTCGCTGTTCCATGAGACGTACTGCCGGTTCGATGGGCGTCGAGTATACGCTCGCGCAGACCTTGACTTCATCGACGAAGCCCAAGATGGCGACACCGCTGGATACACGAAAGGATGCGAATGAAAAAACTCATCAAGGCGGGCGAAATCACGCCCGTCGATGTCGAAGTTGAAGTGCCGGACCCGGTGCCGCCGAAGCCGAAGCCGGTGCTGTGGGTGGCGACGGAGTGGAGAGGTGCAAAAGCTGGAGAGTATTATTTGAGTGGTGGGTCTGAAATATTCAAAGCAGTGGCAGATACGTTCTGTTCGGTGTGGTTACCTCGCCAGATCATCGACCCGCCGCTAGTGACGGCGGAACAGTTCGAGGCGATTGCGGAAGTGGTAGGGGCAGCCCGATCAGATAGTCGGTATGACAGGTTGCACGAGGCGTTTGGGACAAACCGAAACACAACAATGCTATCGTCCTTCCTACGCGACCTCGCCGACCGCGCCCGAGAGTGCGGGCTTGTGAACGGAGCGGTGTGATGAAACAACCGACCAAGATCCAGCGTGCGATCGCCGCAGAACTCCGCCGACGCGGGCTGACTCGATACGCATTCGCCAAGGCCTGCGGTATCCCGGTCGCGTCGATCTACGTCGCGTTGTCGAGGCCCGCGTCAACGAAGTACATCCCACTGATGGCTGAGAAGCTGGGGCTGACGCTCCAGGCGAAAGGACGAACCAATGCCGGCGACTAAATCAAAACTCCCGGATATCGAGAAGTGTGTGTGCGGGATGGAACCAACAATTACTGATGAATCGGCGGTGTGTTGTTGCAGTTTCGTTTGTTGGCTTGGGCTGAACCTTCGCAACAACATTCTCGAATGGAACCGCGTGATACGAGCTGCGAGAAATGCACAACATGTAAAAGGGGCAACCAATGCCGAATGACCTAGTAATCGTTGACGACGCCGGCGAGATCATCGCAACCACGACGCCGATTGTTCCGCGACAAGCCGACTCGCCGACTGAATCACTGATTCGCATGGCGATTGAAAAGGGCATGAATCCGACCGAGCTATACGCGATTTTAAGGGACGAGCGGGCCATGAGTGCGAAGACCGCATTCGGAGTCGCAAAGGCCAAGTTTCAAAGCGAGTGCCCACCGGTCCTGAAGTCGCAAACGAATCCGCAGTTCTCGGTTGTGGAATCCGGCGTGCGGCGGGAGTCGCGATTCGCACCGTTGGACATCATGCAGACGATCGCCGATCCGCACCTGCACGCGAACGGGTTTTCGTACGACTGGCGAGACGCGAGCGACCAAGCGCCGGTGGGTAAGGTCAAGGTGATTTTCGTCCTGACGCATGAACGCGGGCACGCCGAGGAATACCCATGCACGATCACCGCTCCGCAAAAGGGCGGGTGCTCGGAACCGCAGAAGGACGGCATCGCGTACGAGTACGCTCGTCGGCAATCGTTCCGCAACGGCACGGGCATCCGCGTGGTCGGCGAAGACCTGGACGGCAACACAGACGCGGGCAACGCGAACATCGCCAGCAAGGCCGACATTGACGAGATTGTCCAACTGATCGACGAGACGCAATCAGATACGCCGATGTTCCTCAAGTGGTTCAAGTGCGAAACGCTGGCGAGTTTGCCCGCTGACAAGGTGATCGAGGCCAAGCGGCTGCTGAACCAGAAAAGGGCCGCACAGGCGGAAGAGCGAGCCAAGCAACCGGCGACGAAAACAGAGGTGACGAAATGACGTTCGAACGAGAAGCAGTTCCTTTCAGTACGCTGGTCGGTAAGACGTTCTCTCAGGTTGTTCGCGGGAAGGAACACGATGAAGAGTACATTCGGTTCATCAACGACACCGAAACATATTCGATGCACCATGACCACGATTGCTGCGAAGGCGTGACCATCGACGACATCTGCGGCGACTTGCACGACTTAGAGGGCGTGCCGATTCTGTCGGCGGAAGTGGTGACGAGTGACGAGGACACACCACAAGAAGCGCATCCACCGAAAAGCCAAGATGGCTACACAGACACATCGTACACGTGGACGTTCTAGCATTTGCGAACGATCAAGGGCTACGTGTCGATCCGATGGTACGGCGAATCGAACGGGTGGTACTCTGAGAGCGTGGACCTTTACAAGGCGACTTCGGAATGACGCCCACAGACCTACCGCCCGAGTGGCGTGAGTGGTATGAGGAACGTGCCGCCATTATGGAATACGAGGCCAACATGAGCCGCGAGGACGCCGAGAAACTTGCCATGCGAGAGACTCTAGAAGCCATGCGGAAAGCGAAGGTGATTAAGTGAACGACCTTACGATGTTTTTTGTTGGCTTGCATGCCATGCTGTGCATGCGGTGCATTGCCGAACGCAAGCGAGACTTGGGCATTGCGTCTGCGTTTTTTGTCGTGCTGCTGCTCATCGTTCGATACGCACACTGACCTTTCAAACACAGGAGACGAAGATGGACGCAGGACTGAGAATCGTTGGACTGAAGAGCGAGAACATTAAGCGGCTCGTGGCCGTGGACATCCGCCCGAAAGCGGACGTGATTCAAATCACCGGAGCGAACGGAGCGGGCAAGTCGAGTGTGCTGGACTCGATTGCGTACGCTCTCGGCGGGAAAGAACTGATCCCCGCCGAACCGATCCGGCACGGCGAGACAGAAGCCGAAGTAACGGTTGACCTTGGAGAAATGATTGTGCGTCGTCGCTGGACGACCAAGGGAAGCTATCTCGAAGTAACCGGCAAAGATGGCGTGCGGCTCGGTTCGCCGCAGTCGGTGCTTGATAAGCTGGTTGGCACGCTGAGCTTTGATCCGCTCGCGTTCTCGCGGTTGTCCACCAAAGAGCAAAAGGCAACGCTGCTGGACCTGCTGGGGATTGCCCAGCAACTTGACGGATGGGAACAGAAGCGGGCTGCATTGTACGCCGAGCGGACGGGCGTGAATCGGCAACTCGATACCGCGACGGCGCGGCTCAATTCGATTCCGACCATCCCAGACGACGTGCCCGACGTGCCGGTTGATATCTCGGCGTTGCTCGCCGAAGCGAATGCGATTCGGCGGGAGAACGCGACGAACGCCGGTTTGGTTGCCGAGCAGCAGAGCATCGTCAACGCGGGCGAACAGAAAGCGCCGGAGCGAGCCAGAATCGAAGCGGAGATTGTGAAGCTGCGGCAGAGTTTGGAACTCGCAGAGAAGACGCTCGCCGGTATCATCGCACAACACGCGACCGACCGCGAGGCCGCGAAGTCGGCTGCGGCGTTCATCCTGACGATTCCAGCGGCACAATCGACCGAAGCAATCGAGCGACAGATTGCCAGCGCCGAGGAAGTCAATCGACTCGTTGCCGCGAAGCACGCCCGCAGTGGACACGAGAACCTCGTGAAGTCGCTGGACGCCGATTCGAAGCGACTGACGAAGGAACTCGAAGCGATCGAGTCCGCGAAATCAAAGTCGCTCGCGACCGCGAAATGGCCGATCCCCGGCTTGGCGTTCGCGGCAAACGGCGTGACCTACAACGATGTGCCATTCGAGCAGTGCTCATCCGCAGAGCAGCTTCGCGTATCGCTCGCGATCGGGATGGCGCTGAATCCCAAGCTGCGGGTGCTGTTGATTCGCGACGGGTCGCTACTCGATTCCAAGTCGTTCGCCGAGGTCGAAAAGTTGGCCGGCGAGAACGGGTATCAGGTCTGGATTGAACAGGTGGACGAATCCGGCAAGGTCGGGATCGTCATTGAAGATGGCGAGGTTAAGCGATGATCGTCCTGAGAATGCCGCAGGGTTCGCCCGATTGGTTCGCCGCACGTCGTGGCATCCCCACGGCTTCGAACTTCCACAAGATCCTGACGCCAAAGACATTGAAGCCGAGCACGCAGGCGATCGGCTACGCCTCGCAACTGCTCGCCGAGTGGTTGACCGGCGAGACGAACGCCGAGACGTTGGGCGGGTTCGTCGCTCGCGGGTCCGAACTTGAACAAGATGCGATCGACTGGTACCGGGTTCATCTTCGGATGCAAGATTGCACCGACGAAATAGACCGCGTGGGGTTCGTGCTCCGGGATGACCGCGAGGTCGGGTGCTCGCCGGACGGGTTCGTCGGTGACGATGGCGACGTGGAGATCAAGTGCCTCTCCGCCGCGAACCACGTTCGGGCGTTGCTTGATCCCGACGACACCGACTATCGGCTACAGGTGCAGGGGCGGTTGTGGATCACCGGTCGTAAGTGGTGCGATCGGGTGTACTACTATCCGACCGGGTGCATGCCCTCGCAGGTCGATCGGTTCGAACGTGACGAGGCGATTATCGACGCGATCGCCGACGCGGTGGAATCGTTCCTGGTTCAACTTCACAACCACAAGGTCACGCTGATTGAAAAGGGATGCTTGCCAGCGACGTATGTGCCACGTCCGCCGCAATATGGACCAAAGGGCGAACTGTATCTGTGATTCTTTCCGCATGGTGCGGGCGGCCCGGCTCCTGTTTTCGGCAAAGGCAAGAGATAACCGGGCGACAGCATTAGTCATCGCCGTCAGTCGGCGTGGTTTCGTGCGTGGCTCTTCGGGTGGCCAGATGTCGCGGGTTCGACTCCCGCCGCATGAATTGTGTATTGGCGCGACCGGAGCCGGACCGGTAAACAACCGGCAAGATGTGATGTCAAAGTGAGTTACGAGAGATTCCTCGACAGCAAGGCACAACTCGCCGACGCGGGCGGGTTTGAGCCGCTATGGATGCCAGAGTTCCTATTTGACTTCCAACGGCATCTAGTCGAGTGGGCAATCCGCAAGGGCCGGGCGGCGATCTGGGCAGACTGCGGACTTGGTAAGACGCCAATGCAGCTTGTGTGGGCGGAGAACGTGGTTCGCCGGACGAATCGCCCGGTGCTGATCCTGACTCCGCTTGCGGTCGCTTCGCAAACGTGCCGCGAGGGGGAGAAGTTCGGCATCGAATGTACACGCGAACACGGCGGAACAAAGGCCCGAATCGTCGTGAGCAACTATGAGCAGTTGCATCATTTTCAGCCGGGCGATTTTGCTGGCGTCGTCTGTGACGAATCGAGTTGCCTTAAGGCAATGGACGGGCAGCGGAGGGCCGATGTAACCGAGTTCATGCGGGCGCTTTCGTACCGCCTGCTATGCACCGCGACGGCCGCGCCGAACGACTACGTTGAACTTGGTACATCATCTGAGGCGATCGGTGAAATGGGCCAGCGAGATATGATCACTCGTTTCTTCAAACAGGAAACGAGCAAGGACTATCTCGGATGGGGCCGAACGAAATACCGCTTAAAGGGGCACGCATCTACGCCGTTTTGGCGGTGGATATGCTCGTGGGCCAGGGCGTGCCGACGGCCATCCGACTTAGGATTCTCGGACAACGGATTCGAGCTGCCGCCGTGCGTCGAAGCCGAGCACGTCGTTCAATCGCGGACGCTGCCGGAGGGATTCCTCTTTGAACTTCCCGCGGGTGATATGCAGGAGGAACGCGAAGAACGCCGCCGCACGATTGCAGAGCGATGTGAATTTGTTGCGAGCCGTGTGGCCGGGACCGGCGAGCCGGCCGTCGTGTGGTGTCATTTGAACGACGAAGCCGACCTGCTAGAAAAGCTAATCGCCGATGGCAAGCAGATCCAGGGAAGCGATAGCGTCGAAGAAAAGGAGGAAACATTCGATGCGTTCGGGGCCGGCAAACTTCGCGTTGTCATCATCAAGCCGAAGATCGGGGCGTGGGGTTTGAACTGGCAGCACTGCAACCACGTCGTGACGTTCGCGAGCCATTCGTACGAGCAATACTACCAAGCGATCCGGCGATGCTGGCGGTTCGGTCAGAAGCGGCAAGTCAATGTCGATATTGTCGTGACCGAGGGCGAACGCCGGGCCGCGGAAAATCTCGCTCGCAAATCCGAAGCCGCCGACAAAATGTTCTCCGAGTTGGTACTGCATATGAACGATGCACTGGCGATCAGAAAACAGAACGGATACCTCAACGCAGTGGAGACACCGAAATGGCTGTAATTACTCAGAGCATCACAAACGACTATGCAATTTGGAATGGCGACTGCTGCGAAGTCATGCCGCAACTTCCTGACGAGTCGGTTGATCACGTTATCTACTCGCCGCCGTTTGCTGGGCTGTTCCTGTACTCAAGTTCAGAGCACGATCTCTCTAACTCGCGGAGCTATGAGGAATTTTTCGAGCATTACGAGTTTGTCGTTCGCGAAACATTCCGACTGCTCAAGCCGGGTCGCATCGCTGCCGTGCATTGCATGGACGTACCGAAGGACGGCGCGAATATAGCGGGCGTACGCGACTTCCCCGGTGACATCATTCGATTGCACGAACGGATCGGATTCGAGTACACGCCGCGTATCTGCATCTGGAAAGAACCGCTAGGAGTTCGCAATCGCACGATGGCGAAGGCACTCACGCACCGCCAGGTGGTCGAGGATTCAACGCTCGTTAGCGTTGCCGGAGCTGACTATTTGATTCCGTTTCGCAAGCACGGAACGAATCCGGTGCCTGTTACTCATCCGGTCGGACTGAAAAAGTACATCGGCGAGCGAGAGATACCGGCAGACCTTCATCGGTACGCCGGCAAGCCGGGAAATCAAATCGAGAATCGGTACTCGCATTGGATCTGGCGGCAGTACGCTTCGTGTTTCTGGGACGACATCCGCATCGGCCGCGTGCTACCTTACCGCGAGGCCCGCGACCAAGAGGACGAGCGGCACTTGCATCCGCTCCAGCTTGACGTAATCGAACGGTCATGCACGCTTTGGAGCAATCCAGGCGAGACGGTACTGACGCCGTTTATGGGGGTCGGGTCGGAAGTCTACGGAGCGGTGATCAATGGTCGTCGCGGACTTGGGATCGAACTGAAAGAGTCATACTACCGGCAGGCAAAGCGAAATCTCGAATCGGCAGTATCGGAATCGCTCGGAGCCGAGGCGTTGCTGTTCGACTCAATCGACACCGACCAACTACCAGAATAGGACTCCCAATGTCAAAGAAACGTACACCAACCGTAGACAAGGGCGAAGCGATCCGGCTGGCGGGTGAGTTTATCTCGCTGCCAATTGCTGCCATGAACGCTGGCATGAAGGATGATAGTCTAGCAACATTGATAGACCTAGAAAGAAAAGCCATTGCCGAGGCCGTGCTTGGCGGCTTTCCGTACGCGCTCATGTTGGCGTTTGTGTCTGCGTTCGTGGTTCTAAAAAGTGCCAACGTGGACGCCGAAATCTCGGTCATCATTCGCGAACGCACGACCTGACAAAATCTCGCACATGAAGCTTGCATGAATTCCGAATGACGATACAATCTACCCCGTACTTCAGAACTAGAGCGAATTTGATGGTGCTGTCCGGTGCTGAGCCGGGACCATTTTCAGGGTTCACCGACCCGGCTGGAGTACAACTCGGCTTGGCATCGGACAGCACTTTTTAACGTATGAACAACCTTTCAGTGTGCCGCCGTTACGGCTCAGCCCGTCGGTATCCGCAAGGACCGAGAGGCCTACTCCGCCTGACACCGGGCTGAGCCAACGGCATTATGGGATGGACGCAATGGATTACGTTCAGCATCCAGCTTGTGCGGCTTGGCCGGAACAGTCCGAAGCCGACGTGGCAATTCTCGCAGCAGACATCAAGCAGCACGGGCAGCGAGTGCCGATCGTCATCGACGCAGAGACGAACACAATCCTGGACGGGTGGACGCGGTATCGAGCGTGCAAACTTGCACGCATCGGGCCGGTATTCGAGACACGGACGGTTGACGATCCGGTCGCGTTCACCATCTCGATGAACCAGCACCGACGGCATCTTGACAAGTCGCAACTGGCGGCGGTCGCGGCCCGGTTGGCGACGCTTTCCGTTGGCCGTCCATCGACCAAAACGGCGGCCGAAATTAATTGGGCAGATCTACCCAATTATTCTGGCGAGCCAAAATCAGGTGGAAAATCGGTCGCAGTATTGGCCAAAACGATGGGCATTTCGCCGAAGCAAGTCACGCTAGCAAAAGAGGTTATGCGAAAGAACCCCGAGCTGGCTGAGGACGTGGCGGCGGGCAAAGTGTCAATCAATCACGCGGTACAACAAGTGCGAGACGCGGAGGAAACGTCAGCGCCGGCGGGGATCGTTCACGACTCAAACGGCGACGAAGTGCCCGACCGAATCACCGCCCTCTACGCCGCATCCGACCAGATCGGCGAATGGGTGAAGCAGCTCCGCCGCATCCAAAAAGAGGTCAACGCAGCGGTACGAGGTCGCGAACCGTGGACGGCATACGTGCGGCGTGAACCGATCGTCGCGGCAATCTCGAGCGCGGCGAGCGACCTGGCCCTCGCCGAACTCTACAGCGTGTGTCCGGTTTGTGCGGGCGACGGCGACGGGTGCAAGCACTGCTGCGGGCGGTTCGACCCCGAAGAGACGCCGGGCAGTATCGGACTCGTCAACAAGATGACCTATGACATCGTGCCGGATGCACTGAAGCGGGGCGGCAAGGCGTGAAACCCCGTGCCTACCAACGTGCGGCCGTGAAAGCGGTTCATGCGGAGTTCGCTCGCAATACTCAAGCGACATTGCTCACCTGCGCGACCGGGCTCGGCAAAACTTTAATGGCAGCGTACATCATTCCAGAGTTCACATCGCAGGGCAAAGTACTGTTCATTGCCCACCGCGATGAACTCTTGGAGCAAGCCGAGCAGAAGATACGAGCGGTGACCGGGCAGTACATCGACCGCGAGCAAGGGGCACGCTGGGCGAATATCGACGGGTTCGGCGAGTTCGCACCGCGTATCATCTGTGCATCGGTTCAAACGCTGTTCGCTCCGATGGGCAACAATCTCCGCGTTTCGCGGTTCAATCCGATGGACTTCTCGCTAGTTATTCTTGATGAATGTTTCGTCGCTGGCACGATGGTTGATGGAAAGCCGATTGAAACACTGGTTGCCGGCGATCTGCTGAGCTCTGGCCGTGTCGTGCGAACCATGCGGAAGCGCCCGAGTAAGTTACTGCGGCTACGTTTCGCGTCTGGCCGGGAACTCGTCTGTACGCCGAATCATCCGATTTTCAATGGACACAATTTTGTTGCTGCTGGGTCGTTGCAATGTGGCGATATGGTGGCTACCATCAGCTCATATGTTCAACATGATTTGCATCGCGTGCGGCGAGAGTTATTCGGCGACTTGCAAGAGGCGGACGTGCTCAGACGCTTGCGAAGCGAAGCAGCGTACACGAGCTCGCAAGCTAGTCCCGCCGATGAAATGTGCGGAATGCGGAGCGGAAGTTGTGGCATCACAGAAAATGATGCGGCACTACGCGAGGAAGGGAAAGGGCTACTGTTCTCGGGCGTGTTCGCGTGCAGTTCAATCGCGGGCGAGCTCGGAAGCGATGGCGAGAACGAACCGGAAGTATGCATCGGAACGAATGATCGAACGCAATCCGATGCGTCATACGGACGTCCGGGCCAAGGTTTCGACATCGCTGCGAGCTCGTGGGTGGAAACCACCAGTTCGCGGCGGCAACGGGAAGGGACCAACCGCTCCGCAACTAGCGTTGGCAGCGGCGTTGGGATGGGAAATGGAAGTCGCGGTGTCGTGCGGAAACAATCGCGCGAATGGGTTTCCGTCTTGCTACAAGCTCGACATAGCGAACCGAGCTCTTATGATCGGAATCGAAGTCGATGGGCAAAGCCACGGGGCGATGGTGCGGCAAGCACAGGACCAGAAAAAAGACAGCTTCTTGAGTTCGATCGGCTGGACAGTTCTGCGGTTCTCGAACCGGGAAGTGACGGACGATTTGGGGGCTTGTGTCGAGACGGTTATGTCTACAATCTCGAAGTCGAAAACAGCCACGTCTACATAGCCAATGGCGTAGTGGTGCATAACTGCCATCACTACGTAGCCAAAACTTATCGGCGGATCGTCGAGTACTTCCTCCACGGCAATCCGAACCTGAAGCTGGTCGGATTGACAGCAACGCCGAACCGGAAGGACCGCAAGGCACTCTCGCAAATCCTGACCACTGAAGCGTTCCGGATGGATATGCGAGCGGGGATTGATAGCGGCTGGCTGGTGATGCCGCACGTTCTGCCGCTGTATATCGCGGGGATGGACTTCTCTCGGGTCGATGCTTCGAAGGGCGAATTAAACGGCAAGGAACTTGCTCAGGTGATGGAGCAGGAAGCACCATTGCAGGGCGTCGCGGCTGGTATGTACGAAAAGAGCGAGGGCAAACAGACGATCGGATTCTGTGCATCGGTCGATCAAGCCAAGGCGATAACGAACATCCTTAACCGACGTGACGCCGGGGTTGCTCGCTTCGTGTACGACAAGACACCGGACGATGAACGCCGGGCAATCGCTCGCGGGTATCGAGCCGGGGACTTTCGCATCCTGACGAATGTCGGCGTGTACACCGAGGGCGCGGACTTCCCGGAGACAGGTTGCGTAGCGATGGCACGGCCGACGCTTTCGACTCCGTTATACACGCAAATGCTTGGACGTTCTGTGCGAACTCTGACGGGGTTGCTCGATGACATCGACGACACTGACGAGCAATATCAACTTGGCTGGGACGGGGCGAACACGCCGGCGGCAATCCGCAAGGCACGCATCGCGGCGAGTGCCAAGCCGCATGCATTGGTTCTCGACTTCGTTGGCAACGCGGGCAAGCATGACGTAGCGACCGCGTTCGATGCGTTGGCTGGTGACATCGATCCGGAAGAACTGGCCGAGGTCAAGCGGATTGCCCGTGAGTCAAAGGGGGCGCGCCCGGTAGATGACGTGTTCGCCGAGGCCAAGCGAATCCGTCGTGAGAAAGAGGAAGAGGAAGAGCGGAAGCGCCGGCACGTCGTCGCGAATGTCCAATTCGAAATGGGCAAGATGACCGATGTATTCTCGGCCGGCAAGGATCGGGGGATGCACCTGGGGCATCGCGACACGCTCGCGACCGGGAAGCAGATCGGATTCATCAAGGGGCTATGCAAGAAGCACGGCATCCCGCGTCCGGAATTCGACGGCATGACCAAGCGGGAAGCTCAGAAGCTCATCAATCGCATCCTGTATTCGCAAGCGCCGCGAAAGAGTGCCGTAACCGATGCTGACTACTGGTTCTACACGTGAGGTCAAATTGTGTGGCTGATTCCATCCAGACTTTCAGTCTCTATAGCGGCTCCGGAATGCTCGACGAAGCCGTCAGCGCCGGGCTTGAACTGTTCGGACTCCGAACGCACGTTCTGGGTTTCTGCGAGCGGGAAGCCCATGCCGCGGCCTGGCTCCTGGCCCGGATGGAAGCGCAGACCTTGGAGCGAGCGCCTGTTTTCTGCGGCGATCTCGCCGACATGGACGCCCGACCTTTGCGGGGATTCGTTGACCTGCTCACCGCAAGCCCGCCCTGCCAGCCCTACAGCATCGCCGGAAAGCGACGCGGCAACGCCGATGAACGCAGCCACGGTGACGGAGATGGGCCGCTGCCACACACCGTCCGCATCATCGACGAGTGTCGCCCCGCCGTGGTCTTCTTCGAGAATGTTCCGGAGTGGGTCACAGGTGGGCATTTTCGAGGATTCGGAGAGGAACTTTTCCGACTGGGTTACGACATCGCGCCGCCGCTGTTCATCGCTGCGGAAGATGTTGGCGCGCCGCACAAACGCGAACGGGTGTTTATCCTGGGCCACCAGCGGCGCGGCGGATTCGATTGGCCGTTCCCACAGTGCGGCAGCGTTACAAGCAGGGTGGAATGGGACGCTGAACGATCAAGCAGAGAATTGGGCCACGCCGGTTGCGACCCCGGCGAACGGAACGCCGGAGCGGTTTCTCGAACGCAAACGGGAGTCGATCGTTCGCGGGAACTCGATGGGTGTGTGCCTGTCGGACTTGAATATGCAGGCGCAGAAGTGGGCAACGCCGAACGTGCCGAACCGCAGGCCGGAATTGAAGGCGAACAAGCGGCCGGAATCGGGCGGGGAGGATACGCAGACGCAGGCGATGAACTGGCCAACGCCGATATCTCGGGATGCGATATACGCCGCAATGAGCGAAGAGGCGATAGCCAAGGTATCGCAGGACCGGGACGACTCATTAACGCGAGCCACTTACAACTTTTCCCGCCAGGACGAAATGACTACCGACGATGGGCTGAGCTTGTTGCTGGCGGTCTGGACGCCGCCTGTATGCCCGCGGTTGAGCGCGGATTTCCAGCACTGGCTGATGGGCTGGCCGGCTCCAATTCGGACGTGCTTCGACTCGGCGGAAATGGCGTCGTACCGCTTGCGGCTTCGGTCGCTTTTGCGGTTTTGTTGGGAGGTGTTGTCGAATGAGCCGTAACGACTGGGCACGGGTATCCCGCGAGCGGCACTGTCCGCGGTGCGATCATCCTGATTGGTGTCTGATCGCCCGCGACGGGTCCGCGTGTATCTGCCAGCGGGTCGAATCAGACAAGCGAATCGGTGACGCGGGCTGGCTTCATAAGCTGGCCGATCCGGTCGGGTTGCCTACGCCGATGTGGACCGAGCAACCGCCACCGCCGCCACAGGTCAACTTCGGGGCGTTGCATGAAGAGTGCCTTGCAAATCTGCACTCAGGTGATGGTTTGCACCTGAAGCTGGGGCTGTCGATTGACTCGCTCGCCCGCATGGGGCTAGGTTGGCATCGGGCGCACGGGTGCTACACGTTCCCGATGATGGACCACAAGAGGCGAATCATCGGGCTGAGGACGCGATTCCCCGATGGTCGGAAGGCGTGCATTGTCGGGTCGCGGACGGGGCTATTCATCCCCTTGGGGCTGAACGCGAGCGAGCTGTGGATTGTCGAAGGGCCGACCGATTGCGCGGCGTTGCTGGGCTTGGGGTTCAATGCCATCGGCAGACCATCGAACACGGGCGGGCATGATGAGATGGTATCGCTGGTCGATGAGTTCAGTCTCAATGGCAATCGAATCAAATCGGTTGTGATTCTGTACGACCGGGACGCACCAAAGTCAGTTGCCGAGCGGGCGACAACGAACGGGGCCAAGCGGCTGGCGGCATCGCTCGTATCAATCGGTCGATATGTCCGCATGTTCCGTCCACCGCACAAGAAAGACGTGCGGCAGTGGGTGATCGACGGGGCCGACCGGCGAACGGTTCAATACGTGGCGGATGCGGCGGCATATGCGAGGAGAGAGGGATGATGGAAGAGATCAATGTCGATGCGACGCGGCTTCGCGAGTATTCCTACTGCGATATTTGCAATGAAGGATTTGACGCGAGAGTGTGGCATTGTGTGGTATGTGCTCACCACTGGCCGATGCACCGAACTGAGTGCTGGAATTGCCACAAGCACAAACGCAGCAACGCGTGTAGGGCGGTGACCGAAAAGCAATTCAAGCGATACCTGAACGAACTCAAAATGCGGGCAAGGGCAGGTGACAATTGAGCCAGAACGCGAACAAGGGCAACCGTCTCGTTACAGAGTGCTTATCGATCCTGAAAGCGATGGGCGTCTCGGCGTGGCGAGTGAACGTGACACGCATCCGCATGAAGGGCCGGTGGGTGCGGTTCGGCGTGGTTGGGTCATGCGATATCTCGGGCATCTTGTCGAACGGGAAACGCCTCGAAATTGAGTGCAAGACGGGCAAGGGCAAATCGACACCGGAGCAGCAGCGATATCAGAAGATGATTCGCGACAACGGCGGGGCGGTTTGCGTACTGCGTGACAACACCGAGGGCTTGTGGAATTGGATTCAGGAGCAGTCGAAATGATGCGACGCGCCGGGGCCGAGGCCGTTGTTTCGCAGGATGCGGGGCAACGAACCCACCGGGTGAATACCGGATACCTCGGCGCGTCGCTGTTTGAGGGCAACCAATGCGAAACACGAAGTACGAACCGAAGCCGACGGAGTTACCCGAGCGGCCGGCGTGGAAGGATCTGCCTACCGATGCGGTTGGCACGATGGATCGTATCGTGGCGTTCCTGCAGCTCGCCGAGGGTGAACCGTGGGACTTCGGTACGCTGGTTGTGCAATGCACCGAGAGTCGCAAGGCCCGGTTGGTTTGGGATGCGATCGATGAAGCGGTGCAACGTGGGCTGATTGTCTCGGTTGGGGAGGATGAATGGATGGCGGTGATACCGTGAGCGTTTTCAGATACAAGCCGAAAGATGAGAAGGCGGAAGCCCGTTTGCTTAACGCTGCTCCTGAACTATTAGAGGCGTGCGAGGCCGCTCTTTTTTATCTCCCCGACAGGGCTTCACGCGACACCGTCACCGGACGGATATTGTTGCGGTTGCGTAATAAGCTGCAGCGTGCGATTGCCAAAGCGAGAACGCCATGAGTAGATTCCTGACCTTCAACACCATCCAGACCATCCACCGCATGGCACGTGAGGGCAAGTTTGCCCGCGAGATTGCGGCCGAGCTGGGGCTGAAGCTGAACACCGTTCGATACCATGCACGCGGGTCGTTGCGCGGGAAGGGCAAGCGGACCATGACGGCGGCTGAGTTGATATGGAAGCATCCGAGGGTAGTTGAACTGCGTGCACAGGGGCTATCGCTCGGCGAGATCGGCAAGGAACTCAAGGTGAGCAGGCAGGCCATCAGCAAGCTCTTGCGACGGATTCGTGCCGCTACCACATGAGCACAACCAATGATCGCAACGTGGCTCTCATCATCCGTGCCCAGGCCGGCGACGTGGCCGCACGGAACGAGGTCATCGAGATCAATATGCCGCTGATCCGGAAGATGATCGACAAGGCCACGCGTGCGCGTGGGCAATTCGAAGAACACCTCGCCATAGCCACGATGGCGATGGTCCGAACGATTGAGAGCTTCGACCCATCACGAGGGTATGCGTTCTCGACCTACGCCTGCTCGGCGATTATCCGAGCGGTCCGCGAGTCGATCGTCGCCGGGAAAGTAATCTCGCCCAAGCGGTACGAGAACTTGAAGCGATGCCCGGTTGTTGTCTCTGGCGAGGCACTACACTTCGACCGACCGAGGAAAGACAGCACGCCGAACCAGTACGCCAAGCTCGAAGCGTCCACGATCTTTCAGAAGTTCACAGAGCGGGAGAAGAAAATCGTCGTTCTCTGGCTACGTGGCGAAACGCTGGAGTGCATGGGCGACGCGATCGACGTAACCAAAGAGCGGGCACGACAGCTACTTGAAAAAGCACTTGGTAGAGTTCGAAGGCAGCTATCGGACTGCCCAGACTCTTGACATCATCGTAGTATCGACCCAAAATATGCTCATGCGGGTCGATAGCGAAATACCAAGTGGTTCGTTCCCCGGCATTGTCGTAAGCGGGGACGACGCAGAAGCGATTGATGACACGTATGTGCGTGTCATTGATCGTGACGCGCCCGAGCCGTTCAGGAAAGTAGTCTACGTCAACATCGACCGCAAGATGATTGCACACGACCACCGCACCAACGAACACCATCCCATGACGATCGACGACATTATGGAATGTTGCCGAAACAACGATTCATATGCCGCATGGCAGGCAAAGCGGGGAATAAAATCGTGTCCAAACACATGAGCGCTATCAGCGAAAACGTCGTTGATCCGGTTGTATCTACGGATGCAATCGGAGAAGCAGTTATGCGATACTTGGAAGAACATGACAAGCGGCAAACGATAGGCAACATGAACGGGCCGTGGGCAGTGACGTTGAAACTGGCCTTGGTGCTTATGCCTATTTTGATTGTTTGGACTCTCAGTTTCGGTGTCTGGACGGTAAACTCCGTACATGGACTTGAAGTTCGAATGGCCGAACGGCGAGACGATCCGCCCCGTTGGCTGATTGAGCGCATCGACAAGATTGATGCAGCTATCGCTGATTTGCGGGCCGAAGTAATGCTTACGCAGCAAAGGAAAACGAATGGGAATCCTTAATTTCTCGGTTGGTTTTGGCGGCGTGCTTGTGATTCTGGCGGCAATCTTTGCTTGGTTGCTCGGAACCGGCTCTATCCAACTTTAAGGGGGTGATCCTTGTCACGAACGAACAAAGGTAGCAAGGGTCCGGGCTTTGAATATTGGAAACCGGGACCACTGCAAATGCACAGCCCAAACTATCGAGCGCGTGTCCCAATGAAACGAATTGCCAACCGCATCATTCGACGTACCAGCAAGCTGGCGCTTTCGCTCGGGCTGCTGTTCGTTTTCGGCTGCGCGTCCGAGTCATCGTCCGAGAAGTTCGCAGCCGACGTGGCAACGGGCGTCGATGCGATTCGCAAGCTCGGCGTGGAAGCTGACGGCGAGATTTACCTCTCGCCGAATGGAAACGTGGCGCTGATTCAGGGCATCCAGACCAGCAATCAGAGCTACGCCATCATCCGCATTAAGGCCGACCCGGCAAAGGCAACACTGCAAGAAGCGGCTACCGGCAAGTAACGATTTTGAGGATGACCGGATGAAAGTCTGGTACGAAAGTGGTGCGATGCAGGGGTTACTATCGGGAACCCGACGTGTTCGTATGGCGAGTTCGGCTGAAAATTCTTTACTCGCCGCGATGTACGACGCGATCGCCCGACACACTGCTGCGTTGAATGGCCGAGCGCGTTGTGGAAGAGTGGCGACACCTGCCCGGACTTCCACCATCCTTGATTCTCCATAGTTGCTCCTTTCTCCTGCACAGCCGGGCCGTGGTCCTCGATCCCACGGCCCGGTGCAGGGAGGGATATGAGAAAATGGCTCTCGAAGTTTTCAACCGACATATTCGTGCTTGCCGTGGTCCTCGGCATGGCGTGGTTGATTCTTTCACATTGCTAGACCACTGCGGCAGGGTGCTGCGAGTATGCGGCTTGTTGCTCGCGCTCGCCGCCCTGTCTCTTTCAGCGTGTGCCGCTCCCCAGCGAATCGAAACGACGACCACACAGCCAATCGCACAGACTCAGGGCGTCGTCGGGGCAATCATGCAGGGGGTGACTGGACTCAATTACGAGTCGGCTTTGTCTGCTGGAACGATCGCCCTAGTGTCGCTACTGTCCGGAATGGTCATCGGAGTAACCAAACTCACCATCCGACTGTCCCATCAGCGGGAAATGGCTAGAATTGAATCAATGACTCAGGATGATGAATAATGGCGGCAGGCGATATCACCTCAGTAGCGATCCGGGCTGATGGATGCACGGCGGATGTGAAGATCGCCGGCCTGGCGACGGGCGGGACATACGACTGGGGCACGTTCGATGACACCCCGCCGACTTCGGGCACTCCGAAGGTCACGTTTACGGTTGTCTCCGAGGGCTATACATCGGCCGGCGTTCTGAGCACGGTGACGCGGACGGTGTACGGAACGAAGGTAGTCGAGTTCGCGCCGACGACTAGCAAAATCGCTGGATCGTTCACAGCCGGCACATTTACCGATGGCGAGGTAGTCACGCAGGCGACGACTTCGGCCAAGGCATACGTGGTCAACGCGCAATCCGCCGGGGCGTTTTTGTACGTGAGCACGGCGACGACTACGCCGGCGGCGAACACGACGGATATCTGGACGGGCGGTACCAGCGGGGCGACATTCACACCGACCGCGACACCATCGGCAATCACCGATGGCACGAATAACGAAATGTACGACGGCACGAACCTGATCGTGCGCATCGCATTGTCTGAGTACATCTACGCGGACGACAAGAACGGCGGAGCGGGAACGTCTGGCACGAATCCGACCGTCACGATTGCGGCGGCATGGCTCACGAGCGGAGGCACGCCGAACAACGTCGCGACCGCGCTCGCATGCACGAACAGTAGCACTGAGGCGTATCCGCTTTGCTTGGGGCAATGGGACCATATCGCGGGTGTGAGTACGGCTGACCGCGTGACCGGCAATTTCGACATGGCGTTTCAGGCGTATCACCGCTTGGGTGTGAAAGCGGTCAAGCTCACGGCGGCGGGCCTGACCTCGCTCTATACGGCCGAGGCGTACGTGACCTCGCAGACGGCGACGGTGCGATCCGCGACCGGGCTGTATTCGAGCGCGTACAAGACCACGATTCCGATTGCCGGGTTCACGAGCGGCGAGTCGATCGACCTGCGGGCCGTGGTCTATCCCGTTGTCGGTGATGCGGCGGCGGTCCTCGACACCGACAGCTATACGACCGCGACGGAAGAATGCCGCGGCCGGAACAAGGCGACCATCGTTTACAACACGACGCAGACGATTCGATACGTCTCGCCGACGGGGAGCGATGCAGCGGACGGGCTGACGAGCGGGACGGCATATCTCACACTCGGGAAGGCGATCGAGGCCGTCGGCGGCAATGCGACGCTGATCTACCTGACTGCGGGAACGCATCTCGGATTCGGGAAGACCATCACGCGGCGAACGTCTACCGAATGGGTAGTCGTGACTCCCGCGCCGGGCGAGTCGGCGTCAACGGTTACGTTTCAATTCGCGGCGACCAATCGGACGTACCGAACGCAGCGGCTACAGTTCCTCGCCGTAACGCTCGACGCGGCGACAACGGCCAGCTACCCAGACGGCGAAACAGCGGGGGCGAACTTCATCCGTTACAAGAACTGCGTGTTTAACAACGCGACTTCGGGCGGGCGCGTTTCACCCAGCATCGGCTACAAGTCGTACGCTTGCTACATCGAGAATTGCACTGGCGATCTGAAGTACGCGAAATGGTCACTGTCGGCGTTCTCGACTGATCGGCACGCTTACCAATTCGATGGCGTGATTATCAACGAGGGGACCGGATCATCGACGTCGATTTGCGATACGGCGTTTCGGTTTGTGGCGTGCGACGTCAACGGCCGCAACGGCATCGCCGAGAAGCCCAGCGGAGCCGTCACACCGACGCAGGAAAATCTAATTGTCGCGTTCAATCGGTTCCGCAACTTCGACAGTACATCGCAGAAAATGCTTTCGTTCCCGTCTACGTCGTGGCAGATCACGGACGGCATCGCGATCATCGGCAACGTCTGGGAGAAGACGGCCAGCACGTCACAGGTCTGGGGGTTGACAGCGGACTCGGCAACGCTGCCTGCGAAGAACGTGCTGATCTGGCACAATACGACGGCGGGCGAACGCGCCAACCTCGCCTATAACGAATTCGGCGGCGCGGCCCGACTGCATAACCAGTGGTCGGTCAAGTACAACGCATTTCGCGACGTGAACATTAAGGACTGGTCTTTTGCTCAGAGCATCACTTCGCTCACGCGCGTCGGTACCACGGCGACGTGTACCGTTACGGCGGGGCACGGTCTTTCGACCGGCGACCTCATGAAAATGAGCAACGTCTCGCCGTCCGGATACAACGGGAACTACCAAGTGACCGTCAGCAGCTCGACCGTCTTCACGTACACGATGGCGAGCGATCCCGGCGCGAGCGGAACGGGCGGCAACTGCGGCGAGCATCCGCTGCGTACGGGCAACCTCGCCAACAACTACGGCTGCGGGTATGAAGGGAACATCTGCGAGCTTTCCACGTTTCCGGCGAATTGGCCGGGCGTGCAATCGCAGGTCTACGGCGACGACGGCATCACGTACACGGACAACGCCAGCTACACGGGCGACGGGACCGGAGCGGGCGATTATCATACTGCGGCAAGTTCGCAACTCGACAACCGGATCAGTTCCCCGGTGATTCCGTATGACATGGAAGGCAAGACGTTTCCGGTTACTGGGTTTGCGGGTGCATACGGCGAGACGGCTGGAACATCGGGTATGATTACCGAGAATCCATGGCGCAGACGTTTTCGACGAATCAGCGATGGTGGATAAAACGTAGAGGTATGGCATATGTCCAGAGTTTATGAACTGCCGTTCCGTATCGCTTCGGTCGCAGCGGCAAAGACACTGATGTACGTGACGGCTGGAACGTATCCGGTTCGCGTGAAGCGTGCGTGGATCGTGCAAGAGTCCGGAACTAGCGAGTTGCTATCTGCTGGTATCGGCAGGATTACAACGCTGGGCACTCCGACCGCGACAACAATGATGGCGTTGATTCCGGCTGCTGGTCCGCCTGCTGCCGGATTGACTGCCAAAGCCAACGTGACGGCAAGTGAACCGACGTACGGATCATCGGCAGCGGGATCTGCGATGGTCAACTGGTACGGTGTTCAGGGATTTCAATCTGGCGCTGGGTGGTACTGGTTCGATGATGTTGATGGAGGCGGTATCACCATCGCAGCGGGCGATACCTACGGGCTGTATCTATTCTCGACTCCAACAACCGGACTTGCCTTGTCGCTTGGCATGGTTGTTGATGAGCTGTTTGGTTAGTCATGCCGTCGCTTGACCAGACACACAAGCCAAAGCGCGGCGGGCTCGATACACGCAAGCCCGACGATCGACCAAGTGCGGCCAAGCGTGGATACGGCGAGACGTGGCGACGACTACGGCTCATGGTGTTGCGATCCGATCCAATATGTCGGCGGTGCGGCAAGGCGGCAGAGGTCGTTGACCACATACGCCCGCTCTCACAAGGCGGGCAGAACTCATTCGAGAACCTACAGCCGCTATGCAAGTCGTGCCATGACCGCAAGACCGCAACCGAGGACGGCGGCGGATTCAAGTGATAGAAACGCACATACCAATCAAGATAGTAGGTGAGTAGGTGTACGGCACGCATCAATCAAGATTGCACCCAGAGGGTAGGGGGGGTTCGATCTCTGGGGGGTGGCGATAGAGAC